TGTACAACAAGCCAGAGCAGAAACAGAACGCACTCACTACATCAGAGGGACGTGTACCTATCTTGAGATTGTTTGGTGTAAGGGAGGAGCTTGCACAGTCTGCTATCCAAGAGTTGTATAACCAAGCAGGGATGCCTCAATGGAGCACAAACATTCGCTCTAACATTAAGGAGCCTCTCAACGACATCAACCGTGTCATCACTCCCATACTGAACTACGAAGCCTCAGCTATGATGGAGCAGAACAGATGGAAAGACGCTAGCCCAGAGAAGCGTAAGAAACTAATTAGTACAGTAATAAGTGAAGCTAAGAAGCAAGCACTGGAAGTATTGGAGCTTTCGTTTGACCCTGATGACAACAAGTCAACGCTTCTTTACAAGCTAGGTCAGAGTTCCTTCATTAAGAAGAATGATCTTAGAGATCTACTGAAGCAGATGGAGCTAGATGATAACCCGTCTAAGCTAACTACTAGACAGCTACAGTTGTTAATAGGCTACATTGAAATAGATAAAGAAAATGAGAAGGCCTTGGATGAAGCCTACGAATAAAAAGAGGGGAGCTATTAGGCTCCCCTTTCTAGTTTTACTGTATGCCGTGCTTGTCCATACAATGCTTAGACCATAGCACAGCTTCTTGTAGAGCCTTGATAGCGTGGTCTCGTTCCTCAGAGTGATGCAAGTGATACACTATATAGTCTGATGTAGTGGTGTACATCTTATCTATCTCAGTGATAAACTCTCTCTTCTTCAGTGCGATAAAACGCTTAGCTTCTTCTTCTATATTAAGTACCATAACACGCCCCAAACAATGTTAACTATGGCAGTTTAACATACACGTGTAGTACTGTCAAGCTTTAACTATAAGCCCTCCTTCATAAACACCTTGACCCACTCAGCACAGATACCACTACGCACAATGTCATCAATGCCAAACTCTACTACGGGTACATCAAGCATGTACTTCTTGGATAGATGAATGATCTTAGCTAGACCAGACGTACCCTTCAAGTCAGACTGCTGTATGTCTCCGTTAAGTACGATAGTACTACCTTGACCTACACGTGTCAGAAGCATCTTGATCTCTGGTATCTCAATGTTCTGTGCTTCATCTACGATAATGAAAGCATCATCAAAGCTACGCCCACGCATCAACGCCAGAGTAGCCACTTCGATGTTACCGTTCTTAATACCTGTATCGACAGCACCACGCCCTAGATGTTTTACTAGTACGTCTAACACAGGCAACGCCCACGGCTGTGCTTTCTCTTCTAGTGTACCTGGCAGGAAACCAATGTCTTTACCTACAGCTACGTGAGGACGTGTGATAACAATCTTGTCAATCTCTTTGAGTGTATACAAGTCTGCTGCACAGGTAGCTGTAACGTAGGTCTTACCCGTACCAGCAGGCCCAAGGATAAGCACCTGCTTGCTAGAGGCAATGGCATTGATTAGCTTACCTTGGTTCTCTGTCTTAGGTAAGATACCAGAGGTAGGCTTAGATGCTGCACCCTTGTAGGTTGTCTTACGGCGGGTACGTGTAGGCTTCTCTAGTGGTTCAATGTTGTTCATCTTTACTCCTTAAGTAAGACATTGCTCTCTCTAGCCCCTCTATATTATCACCTAAAGCACCTATGCCTATGTTACATGACCTGCATAGCCAACCCCTAAAGGTTTTATTCGTATGACAGTGATCTATGGCTAGTACGTCTTTAGTAGCCTTAGTACCACAGCACTCACATGTAGGGTCTTTGTGAGGGTAAGGGTTTTCTTTTTTAAGTTGGCGTGTTACTGCAGAGTTTTTATTGTAGCAAGGCTTACAATTTCTCCGTGCTCCTGCCAGAGTACAGTAGTCATAATCGTAGTACTCTGATATAGGTTTTGACTTCTTACAGGTAGGACACTCTATGAGTTCACTGTTACCCTCTAGCGTAGGATCATCTTCAAATAGATCTAACTGCATTACCTACCATCCTCTTCCAGTAAAGTTTTCATCTCAGTGTAACCACCAATCAAGATACCCTTAGTATCGAACACCTGAGGCAATGTAGTAATGCTAGACCTCTTAAGCAATGTCAGTACCCACTTAGAGCTAGCAGACTGTACGTTATACTCAGTGTAAGGGAAGCCTCGACTTCGTAGTAACGCCTTAACGTCATCACAGAAGTTGCATTGGTCACGAGTTATTATTGTATACATAGTACCTCCTAAGGGAGCAGTTTAAACACATGCTCAGGTACTGAAGTTACACTAGGTCTACGATCTCACAGCTGTCACCAGAGCAAGCCATTGTCTGCATGGACACTGTGTTGTCCTCACTCTCATACTCATTAAGTAGTGACCAGTCGATAGCCTTAGGCATGAGCGATAGCAGTTCTTTATATACACTCTTACCTACCTCTTGGTAAGGCGCTTGCTGGTAAGTATGATCTGAGTGTGGCAGAAATGACACACCTGACATCTCATCAAAGTGTTCATAAACAAACGCACCCACAGACATCCACTCAGCATCACGAACTGAGATAGTCACGCTAGGCTTATGTTCGCACCAGTGACGCTGATAGGTCAGCCACAACTCTAGCTGCTCTACTGCTGTCATGTCGTTACGTGTGACAGCCTTGTCAGGTGACTTAACAGGAAAGCTAAACACCACAGTAGAGTCAGGCTTCATAACGCAAGGCTCATTAGGGATACCTTGGTCAATCATAAACTGAGTCAGAGGATCTTTGTTATCACCACGGACAGTACGAATATAATAGGGGCTATGACGAGCATGAATTCCACTAGCAGAATCAACCAGTTGTGATACTGTACCCGAAGGTTTAACGCAGCTGATAGAAGCACTAGCAGGGATGCCAAGGCGCTCAGCCCACTCAGCGTTAGTAGCCACAGCGATGGATCGTAAATGCTCAAGGGTCTTATCCAATCCTTTGTTAGAAGATGTCATTAGTGGGTTGTCCATAATGCCTGTCATAGATACGCCAAGCAACCGTTCCTCTGCAGTGTTCTTCTGCCACACCTTACGTAGGTAGGGGAACTTAATCATAGTAGACTGGATCGTACCCAAGATAGTAGCCAGCTTAACCTTACGCTCAAGGTCTTTCAACGTATCGTTAGCACGTACTACACACTCCGTTAAGTTACAAAACTGGTATGGACGTAAAATGATTTCAGAACAAGGGTTTGTACCAAACTCATAGTTAGGATCACGTCTACCAAACTTAGCTGCTTGCTTCTTGGATGCTTCACGATTGAAGATACCACGCTCACCAGACTTAGACTCAACCAGAGACAGCCACTCACGCATGAATGTTTCCATGTCTGGCTTCTCAGTGTACGATACAGAGTTGTTAGCCAAGGCACGATGACCTGCAGTTTCCCACCACTGTCCTGACTTAGCGTGACGCATACGGTCATCACTCAGGTTAGACAATGAGATCATCGCTGATCGGCGCACACCACCTACCACAACGATCTGACCAATGAAGCACATCAAGTCGTGACACTCCATTGAGCTAAGCCTACGCCCTTGTGCTGACTTGAAGGTAGACACAGCAAAGTTAAACAACTCTACGAGAGGCGCTGGGCCTGACGCTCTACCGCCAAACGTCTTGAGCCTTGCACCTGCAGGGCGTACCTGTGATACATCCCACTTAGGGATTTCACCAGCCCAGAGGAGAGCCAGAACTTGACGGAACCCCTTAGCCCAGCCTTCCTTACTGTCCTTAACGACAACGATAGACTCACTCTCGAACAGCTCAGGCACCTCTGGGAGCTTGCTGATGAACTGGCGCTCAACGGAGAACCCGACTCCAGTACCACAGAGGAGAATGTACATAGCCTCATCGAAGGACTTAGGGTCATCTACGGGTAGGTACGAACAGTTGTAGCCTGCAGTGTTGTCACGATCTAGCGCTGGGCCAGCTGTCATCATAGCTCTCATAGATGGCATGATGTCCTGGTTAAGAATAGCTTGCTCAATGTCTTTGAGTGTGCTATCTTCTACCGTAACAGCTGGGCGTACTACATTGTCGATGTAACGTGCTACTGTTTCACCATAAGATTCACGCCCCTTCCCATCAAAGTACTTAGCGTAGCGTGACTTATGAATGAATGATTGGTAGTCTGTGGGTAAATAGTTGTCGCTCATTATCGTGTATCTCCTGACCCTTTAAGGGTTCCTCTAGCTTTGCGGTCTTGTAGTTTCTCTAGGTTTGACTTAGCTACATCACCCAGGTCTATGTTGAGGTCTCGACACAGGGCTGCTATGTACCACAGGCAATCCCCTATCTCCCCTTTAAGTGCAGCCTTGTCCAGCTTACCATCACGTATAATCTTCTTTACTTTGTTGGCTACCTCCCCTGCTTCACCAGCTAAGCCCAGCGCAGGGTAAGTGATAGCATGTTGTGTAGGGTAGATAGCAGTACTAGAAGCTGCCTTTTGATATGATGATAGTGTCATATCTTTATACGTAGTAGTATCCTTATAGTATCCCCATGCTTCTAAGTCTGTCTCGTTAATCATAGCCTCTCCTTCACCACTAAGTTGTCTACTCTAACGTCATCAACGTCATAGAACATATCTTTAATTAAGTCATATACATCTTCTGCATGTGCATCTTCTAGTGAGGATAAGAAGTTAGCCTCCCTATCCACACTTAACACAAGAGTTACACTGAACTTCTTATCCATCAAGTCCCTACCTTAAGTTTAATACGCTTGGTCTTGAATGCCTTACCCTTCTCTTTAAGCCAGTCAGGGGGGATTACCCTATGTGAATATAGAAACTCATTCTTGTCACACCACATTGCGTATGTCGTTTTAGATCCTTTGTATAACTTAGCATTGGCATTACTAAACACTAGTCTGATGTCTAACTCTGGGTGTTGCTCCCTTACAGCTAAGTGCTTACGCCTGTCCTCATTATCAAAGATACCCTTT